ACGGCGCTCCCACCCTCGTGTACCACAGTACAGCGCACCCGCAGCCCTTCCCGCTGGGTTGCTTGACAGAACATGGGTACCCTGGATCAAGTTGCCCTGAAACGGATGCTCCCAATCCTGCCACTCCGGAATGGCAACCACCCCACCACACAGTTTCGACCCTGCCGAAAATCGGGCCTCAAACATCCAACACCGGGAAAGGGATTTACATGGATTCCTGTGCATGCAGGTCTGGGGGACACGATTCCAAAATGGAACTCCAGATGGCGAATCCGGAACAGGGCGCTACTCCTGCCGTGCCTGGCCCTCACCGGGGAGCGTGACTAGCACAACCACACGGATGAGACGTCGCAAATCGTCCCAACCTACTCCCGCAGCAGCTGTCCGTACAGCGCCTAGCTCTTCAACGTGGTCTGTGGCCCACGCCTACTGAACCATGAGGTCGCACCTTCGGCTTCCGTCAACCTACTAGCGAAGTGAGTTGGCTGTAACCCTGGGGCAAAACCCCAGGAACCTATCCAGTGCTCTGGTACCTCACTCCACATTAGCGCACCCAATTCGGATGATGATGCGCACGGTGCTCTAATCCCCCATCGGCAAGCTGGGGGGGGGTCCCTGGGTAGCTCAATGAGCTCAAAATCCCAGTTAATTAAAGCCGCTTAATTCCCGTTGGCTCACCGGCGTGCTGTCTCAAATTTTGCCGGGTCCCACAACTTAAGTGGGATCAAGTGGCGTGCCTCCTCAGGATCGGGGGTAGCAAACTCGCACGTGAGTAAGTTTGCCTCCTGTTCCAATGTCAAGCCTCCGAACGTAATGTCGCAAAGCTGACGCATCCCCTTACTGAGTGGCTGCGCACTATCAGCCAGGTCTTGCAGTGAATTAATGACGGATGAACAGGGAGCAATGCCCAAATTCACCGCCTCACTATCCCCAATGCTCCTATCACCACAAACGCCAGCATGAGCCAATCCCAAGGCAGCGAAGTACCTCGAAAATGGTCCACAATCCCTAAAGTTCTCAGCACGAGCTAGCATCGCAGCCGCTCCAACCTGATGAACCATCTTGGGATCTTGCTTGCACACACTGGAGCAAGTCCAGCTTGACGAAGCAATGTTGCGCGCGACTTCAGGACAAAACACACCGGTCGGACCCTTCTCATCACAAAGGAAGTCAAAACCGGTAAATGTCAATTTGTTGGTAACAAACACCAACTTCATCCTGAAACCTAGTGATTTCCACTCATCCTCAATCTTCTCAGCATGAGGACGGACGTCCTCCGTCGTACTCAACGCGGAGTCATCTCCTTCTAAAGCGTAGCGCAACTTGTATGTTTTGCCATCAAATGCCGACACGTACAAGTCACGAACACCACGCTTAAAATGGGAAATCATTAGGTGTGGTTTATCACACATCACACACAACCATCCAACAAGGTTGATGAGGAAATTAAATGCACTGGTGCCGCGATGACCTGACTGGCGTATTGCATCAATCTGCACACGCACAAAATTAAGGCTAGCACCAGCAACCTTACCTTTACCTTTGAGCTTCTTCTTCTTCATGTCAGTAAGGCAATTCTTCATCCAACCTGCCGGAACTTGAGGATCCTCACCTAGCACCTCAATGATGTGCTCGATGATCCTATTCTCCGTCATGCCTCTGATGCCTGC